GGTGTTGAGGCCGAGCCCGTCGTCCAGGCGCGCCTGGAGGCGGGCGTTGTCCCGCTCCAGACGCCGGATGCTGGCCCGGTAGCGGACACACGCCCGCAGGACACGACCGAGACGGGCCTCCAGCTGCCCCACGTACTCGTTGTCGACGAGGACCGCGCCCCGGGCGATGTCCAGCCGCTCGGCGAGGACGGTGTTCCGGCCGGCGGTGCGGATCGCGGAGCCCTTCCAGTTCGCGAGTTCGGCGCGGGCGGTGGTGAGCTGGGTGAGGGCGTGCTGGTAGCGGGCGTGGAGGTCGCGGTGCTTGCTGGCGAGGACGAACATCACTCGGCCCCCGCTCCCGGCTGACGGGCGGCCGGCCACTCCCCGGAGCTCTCGGCGGCGGGGGCCTGCTCGGTGTGCTGCCGGGTGATCTCGGCAACCGTGACCCGCTGCGGCGGGAACTCCTCGTCCACGGTGACCTCACCGCGGCGGATCGACTCGGAGATGATCGACAGCTGGCCGAGGTCGAGGTTCGTCCACTTCCCCGACGGGCGGCCGGACCGGTTCTCCTCCAGCTGCTCGACGGTCACGCCGAGGCCCTCGAAGTGGGCGATGCAGTCGGCGATGCGCTGCGCGAGCGGCTTGTCTCCCTGGCCGCGCTCGACGGTGTTGGTCGCGATCTCCTTGGCCTGCTCCCGGAACCAGTCCGGCAGGACGGAGAAGATCATTTCGCGGAGGCGTCGGGCGCCGTTGTTCGAGTTGTTCTCGTAGACGTCGCGCGGGTCCTCGAGCCGCGTCCCGCCGTCGGTCTTCGTCCACCTGGTGTGCGGCACGATGAACGTGGTCGACGCGCGCTCGTTGGTCTCGAGGTCCCACGCCCACGCCTGCATCTCCGACTCGCCGGCCGCGTCGTCACGGCGCAGCTCGTGCACGCCGTAGTGGATGTTCGTCCAGCAGCGGGCCAGTTCCTTGGCGAACTGGATCGTCTCGCCGGACACGTTGGAGGAGCCGCGGCGGAAGCGGAAGAAGGAGCGGACGGCGAGGGTGTGCTGTGCGAAGCCGGTACGCATCTTCTGGACGGCGAGCGCCTCGTTCCGGGGGAACTGGCGGGCGACGACCACGGCGGCCTGCACCTCGGCGACCGCGCGGGACTGCTCAACCGCGGTGCCCTGCCCGATGAACGCGGGGGCCGGTGCGGCAGGGACGGCGAACTGCTGGTCGGTGGTGGCGGGGTAGTTCACAGGTACTCCAGGGAATCGCGGGTCTCGGCCCAGCCGGGCAGGGAGAGGGGGACGACGTCGTCGCTGTAGCCGGGCCAGTAGCCGGTGGCGGTGCAGTGCGCGAAGATCTCGAGGGCGCGCCGGTTACGGGCAGCGCCGATCCGGCGGGCCGTCGCGTTCACCTCGATCACCGTGATCACGTACGGGGCGGTCTTCTCCTGGCAGACGAAGACGAACGCCGCGGTCTCGTCGGCGATGCCGAGGGCGTGGCAGGCAGACCGGTACCAGTCGTCTTGCTGGTGGTAGCCGTACTCCTCGATGTCCTTCTGGAGCTTCTCGGGGTTGGCCGACCGGCACGTCTTGTAGTCGGGGATGATCAGCCGCCCGGAGCGCGGGTTCGGCAGCCAGTCGAGGCGGGCGCGGCGCATGACGCCGGTCTTCTCGTCGCGCCAGAACAGGGACCGCTCGGGGGTGCCGCGCTCGGGGTCGAACAGCAGGGAGGCGACGGGGTGGGCGCGCAGGGCGTCGGCCATGTCGTGGACCTGCTGGTACTCGGCGGGCTTCAGCGGGATCTCACCGGCGTCGCGGGCCTCGGCGACGTCGGCCTTGGCGGCCTTGGTGGTCCACATCTCGTGCTCGATCCGCTTGAGCGTGGGCCCGTTGCCGAGGACGAGCTTGTGTGCGGCGTTGCCGATGTCCCAGATCTTTTTGGGCGGCTGCGGGTGGTCCTGCTCGTACCGGAAGATGGCGGGGCACGAGGGCGGGAGGAGTTTGCGGGCGCCGCTGGAGGAGAGGGCGTACCGGTGGGAGTGGTACTCCTCGTTCGTCATGTCGTGGATGCCGGGCTCGGTGATGGGGTCCGGGCCGGCGGCCGGGGCCTGAGCCCCGGCCTGCGCGACGGTCGTCATTGGTTGAGCCCCCTCAGCAGCTCCTCGGCCTCGTCGCGGGCGGAGTCGACCTTCTCGGTCAGCTCCTCGTTCTCCCGCTTGAGGCTGTCCCGCTCCTCGATGGCCTCGTCCCGCTCGCTCCGCGAGTCCTCCAGATCGGACTCCAGCTGCTCGATTCGCTCTTCCAGTTCGTCAACGGTTGTCACAGCGCGCCGTCCTTTCCGGTGGTCGTGGCGTCGGCGAGGCCGCAGTGCAGGTGCACGTCGAAGTCGTCCTCGTAGTAGGCGTATGGCTCCCACACGCCCCGGAAGTGCCGCCAGCCCAGGGCCGTGCGCTCGCCGTCCTCGGGGTGCGTGGTCACGGTGCCGACGCGGAACTTCCAGTCGGTGCCGTCGTCGACATGGGTGTAGGTGTGGCCGGGCTCGAAGAAGTCGGCGGGCAGCATCCGCAGGTTGCCCGGACGGACCGCACCCCGCTCGACCTTCGAGGCCATCGCGGCGACCGCGTCAGCCTGCGCGGCCCGCATCTCGCCGCCCATCGCCCGGAACTCGCGGGCCTTCTTCACCAGCCACGTGGTGACCTCGGCGAGCACCTCGTCCCGGTAGGCGTCGAGCGCGGCGTCCAGCATGCTTTCGGGGAGCACGGACGGTGTTCCGGCGTAGGCGTGCAGCTTGTCGCGGGCGCTCATCGGGTGGCCTCCCCGGTCTGGAGGTGCCAGGCGAGGACCAGCAGCAGCGCTGCGGCCTGGAGGCCAGCCCACTGTTCGATCTGCTTGGCGGTGGCGTGGAAGTCGTGGCCGGAGATGCGGACGGCGATGGCGAAGGGGATGAGCCCGGCAGTGCCGATGACGGCGGCGGTCAGCCACTCGGGGATGCTGGCGGCGTTCACTCGTCACCGTCCGGGTCGAACTCGGCGGCGACCTCCAGAGGCGTCACTACGTAGCCCGTGCCACGGATCAGCCCGCCCGTCTCGGCCGGGGTGATGTGCAGCTCGTACTCGGCGTCCGGGCCGATGTCGTCGGCCGACCAGCTCAGGTGCAGGACCGACCCGGCGGGCTCCTCCTGCGTCACCTTCGCCTCGCAGTGCGCCTGCGCGGCCTCGCGAGTGGTGTACAGGCCCATCACGATCGAGTCGTGCGACGCCCTGAACACCGTCAGCGGCTGCGCCTTGAACGGCACGGTCTCGCAGACCCCGGCGCCCGGCATCACCCGCCGGGCCTCCGCCACGGCCGTCTGCGCGTCCGGCCAGCAGAACAGCTCCGTGTCCGTCAGGACCGCGCTGTACTGCCATCCGGACGTCGTCCAGCAGCGGCGGCCCTTGTCCGTGCGGCGGGCCTCCAGCACACCGAAGCCAGCCGCTCCGGGGGCCCGGCGGATGTACAGGCCGTAGCCCGGCTCCCACAGCCGGAACTCGGTCGCCTGCCTGAGGAGCGTCTCCAGCTCGGCGACGCGGGCCCGCAGCTTCTCGGCCTCACCGTCATCGTCCTGGACCCAGACGCTCCCCTTGTAGCCCTGACCCTCCATGCCGGACTCGGCCTGCTCAGCCGCGTACACGGCCTCGTCGTAGTCGTCCGCCGTGACCACACCGACCAGACGGAACGTCTGCGGCCCGTCCTCCGGCTCCGGCTCCGGCGCGACCGGCATCGGCAGCGCGAACGCCGACCCGACGATCCCGTGCTCCGCCAACTCCGGCAGCGTCGCCATCACGAACTCCGAGCCGGTGCGGATCGCCTCCGGCGCGTACAAGGCCAGCCCGCCCGACGTCACCACCCGACGCGTCCAGCACGTACCATCCGCCGTGTTCACCACCAGCGGGGAATGCGTCGTCGGGGCACTCATGCCGACACCTCGTTCGCGTCCGCCGCACCCTCAAGCACCGCAACCGCCGACTCCGTGGTCCGCAACTCCATGTCGCCCCACGTGTCGACGTGCGCCTCCAGGTCGAAGATCCCCCCGTACAGGGGCCCCTCCCCGTCGACCTCCAACCGCAGCGCCAGCGTGCCGATCGCCTGGTCCGACAGCAGCGACGTCCGGTGCGGGTCACCCGTCGTCGCGCACTTCAGCGCCGCCACGATCGACATCGGCCGCAGGAAGTGCGGCACGCACATCTCCCGGTCGAACGCGTCCGGGACGAAGTCGCCCTTGTACAAGCCGTTCGCGGCCAGCAGCCGCGCCGCCGCCCGGAACACACCCGGGACCGACGTCGGCGCCGCCAGCGGCGACTCCTGCAGGGGAAGAACCCTGCTCTGCAACAATGTGCCCATCGGGGCCTCTCTTCTCTGGTTGGTAGGGGCGCCGTACGAGGGGCTGCTCAGGCCGGGAAAGTCAGAGCGGCCCTTCGGCGCGTTCAAGGGGTGTGGGGGGGGTCAGGCGCGGGCGGCGACGCCCTTACGCGCCACCTCCGCACGGGCCTGCGCGGCGGGCTCCGCCTGCTCGGCCAGCCACTTCTTCACCTCGGTGAGGTTGAAGCGGCGCCGGCCGCCGGGCAGCCGCTCCATCGGGCAGCCCTTCTGCCGCCACTGGTTGACCTGCCACAGCCCGATGCCGAAGTAGGCGCGGAGCTGGTCGGTCGTGAGCATCGGCTCCAGGCCGGTGGGGGCAAGAATCTCGGCGCGCTCAGCAATCGTCTGAGGCATCGTCTTTACACCTTCCTACTGTGTCAGTAGAAACTGAGGGCATGTCGAAGTGCTGCTGGAGGGGTTCGTCCATCGCCGTGGTGATGAGCCACGCCGTGCGCAGCCGGCACTTCTCGGCGGCGGTCCGGCCGGAGCCGGTGACCTTGATGACGGTGGCGACGCTCACCCCCTGCCCGCGGACGTCGACCGCTCGAGTGCGAGCGGCCAGTTCGGCCTGCGTCACCCCGTGCCGCTTCATTGCGGCTCTGAGTGGCTTGCCTTCGCCCTTGCGGACCAGGTCGGTCATGTGTGCCTCGCGCCTGTCGGGGACTGCGTGACGCCCTGGGGCGCCGTTGCTACGTTTCTACTGTAGCAGTAGCAGTGTGCGCAAGTGTGCTGGCGTGCGTTTCAGTGCGGGTAGCAGTATTCGAACCCGTGTTCTATGGTGAGTGCATATGACACCGGCGACGTCGCGTGACGGGGAGGCCACGCGGTGCGCACGTAACGCGCCACACTTCTACTTTGGCTTGCAAAAGTAGAAGATCATTGGGCACTCTTAAGGCGTGGCAGACCAGGAACGCACCGAAGATCTGGCGCAGCTACTCGCTCGACTCAAGGACAACTACGGAGTCAACGACAGCGAGATCGCGCGCCGCATCGGCGTCTCCCCCGCCACCGTCAACGCATGGGTGCACCGCCGCCGAGGCGGCGGCCGAGGCGTCAAGCGCGAATCCCTCCAGGCCCTCGCCCGCGAGTTCCCCAGGTTCACCGAAGCGCAGATCTTCGC